TCACTTTGTGACCAAAAATAGTCACGGAGTGGCAATGGTTAGGCTATGGATTGGCAATTCAGGAATTGCCTGAATGCGCCGGTGAATCAAGGGGATAGAGTAGTTATAGGCAATATTGTCATTTTATCTCACTACTTTGAAAATTGAATGCTAGGGCTATACAGTACCGCGCCGCACGCCGCACCGGGCGCTAGGTTCCTTCCCAAAAAATGACAATATTGCCCAACTGCCCGGAAACCCGCGCCAATGCTGGTTCTATCGTAGGCAATGCCAATGACAATCCATTGCCTATCCAATGACTATTTGATGCACTGCAACATAACTGCACGTTTATGGGCATTCTAGGCTACCGGTAAATGGATTGCCCATAATGCCCATAAGTAAGTGCCCACTAACCTGGGCTTGTTAGTTAGTGCTCACTAACCCCAGGTGTTAGTTAGTGCCCACTAACCTGGCAGCTGTGAAGTGAGTGCCCACTAACGTGGGGGTGGGTAGGGCCCTGCGCCGGGAGTGTGTGTGGGGGCAGCCCCCACGAACAATTTTTATTTTTAAAAATTATTGCCGTAAGCCATTAGCTTGCGCCCCCCACATCAGCCCCCACATGGCATAGGTCAAATAGGCACTCTGGACACCGCGTTTGCAGCCGTGGTATAACGGGGCCATGTTCCAATCGCTACCACTAGCTGTCAGACCTAGACTCCAGGCAACAGAGGCGCGTCTGGAGAAGATATATAAAGCAGCATCTATGGGGTTAAAAGGGGATTCGTTAGCGCTGGCGTCTGGGATGCTCCCTGTTGAGTACCGACAATTATGCCAATTTGACCCATTGGCCGAGCTGGCGGCGCAAAAGGGCAAGGCCGACAACGAGCTGCGCGCGGCGCAGAAGTTGAACGAGGCGTCTGAGAACGGCGACGCCAAGGCGAGCCTAGCCATCCTGCAACACGCCCACGGCTGGACGGCCAAGCAAGAGATCAGCGTGGACGTGTACCAGAAGATCAGCGTGCTGACCGCGCTCGAGCAGGCACGGGCGCGTGTGATCGAGGGGACGGCCCGTGCAATTACCGATCTATCAGTCTGAGGAAGAACAGCGGCTGATGGTGGAATTGTGGTCGCCCGCGCTTGCGGACGACCCCGAGGCGTTTGTCCTATTTGCGTTTCCTTGGGGCCAAAAGAACACCCCGCTGCATAAGTTTAAGGGGCCGCGTAAGTGGCAGCGCGAGGTGCTGCGCGATATTAAGAAGCACATCGACGGTAACAAGGGCAAGATCCAGATGGACACGCTGCGAGAGGCCGTTAGTAGCGGGCGTGGAATCGGCAAGTCAGCCCTAGTTAGTTGGTTAGTGTTATGGATGCTGACCACCCGCATCGGCGGCTCGGTCATCATCAGCGCCAACTCAGAGAGTCAACTACGCTCGGTGACCTGGGCCGAGCTGACCAAGTGGGCGGCGATGACCATTAACAACCACTGGTTTGAGATCAGCGCAACCAAGCTGGTGCCGGCGCAGTGGTTGTGTGAGTTAGTCGAGCGCGACCTAAAGAAAGGCACGCGCTACTGGGCAGCCGAGGGCAAGCTCTGGTCGGCTGAGAACCCCGACAGCTACGCGGGCGTCCACAACCAGGACGGCATGATGCTCATCTTCGATGAGTCATCTGGTATCCCCAACCCGATCTGGGAAGTGGGCGCCGGGTTCTTCACTGAGAACACCCCCGACCGCTACTGGTTTGCTTTTAGCAACCCACGGCGAAACGAGGGCTACTTCTTTGAGTGCTTCCACGCGAAGCGGGCGTTTTGGAACACCCGCTGCGTGGACGCCCGCACGGTAGAGGACACCGACAAGCAGGTCTACGAGCAGATCATCGCGGAGTACGGCGAGGATAGCCCGCAGGCCAAGGTCGAGGTGTACGGTGAGTTCCCCGACGCGGGCGAGGATCAGTTCATCAAGCCCCCACGGGTCGAGGACGCCATGCAAAGGGAGCGGTGGAAAGATGTCACCGCACCGATAGTATTAGGTATCGACCCGGCTCGAGGCGGCGCTGACTCTACCGTGCTGGTGGTGCGCCAAGGGCGGGACATCGTGGCCATCCGGCGGTACTCGGGCGAGGACACCATGACCATCGTTGGACGGGTGATCGACGCCATTGAGGAATATAAGCCAATCCTGTCAATTATCGACGAAGGTGGATTAGGTTACGGAATACTTGACAGGTTGACAGAACAGCGGTACAAGGTGCGTGGGGTAAACTTTGGCTGGAAGGCCAAGAACTCTATTATGTGGGGCAACAAACGGGCAGAGATGTGGGGGCTAATGAAGGACTGGTTAAAGACAGCCTCCATCCCCACCGACCGGCAGCTAAAGGCTGACCTGGTTGGGCCGATGAAGAAGCCTAACAGTAGTGGTACGATTTTCCTTGAAGGAAAGAAGGAAATGAGGAGTCGTGGTTTAGCCTCACCGGATGCCGCCGATGCGTTGGCGGTGACGTTTGCCTTCCCCGTCGCGCACCGCGAGTACCGCGAACCTGTGCGCCGGATAAATTCTCAATCAAACAGCGTAACTAACTCATGGATGGGGTCTTGACATGCCAAATAACGTATCAGTAGGTGTAGCGTTCTCAGACCCGATTCTGTCGGGCGCCGTAATTGATAACTCGGTAATCGGTGGCACCACGACCGCTGCCGGGGCGTTCACAACCCTGACCGCCACCAGCACCAGCACCAACACCGGAAGCTCTGACGCTGTTGCCTTGGTAGCAACAGAAACAATTGCTGGCGTTGGCGGCGTAGGTTTTGCAATACAGGCAATTCAAAACGTCAACGTAGCCGCCGGTGCATATCTGACCGCTAATTATGGATACCTTGCGTTTGGAGCCTCTGGACGGGTTACGGGACTTGCCGCAGGTGTTACCGGCGAAATCGTTATGTCAGCCGGAACCACGCAAGGCACCTACGCCGCGCTCGACCTTGAAATCGGAATGCCCACAGGTGCCGTGACCGCAACGGCGACTTCGTTCATGTACCTGTCCAGTTACGGCGCAGACAAAGCAACCTTTGACACCGACGGTAATCTGTTCACGCTGGCTGGCGTTGCAAAAGGAACGGGAAAACTGCTTGCCGACACTACAACTGGTTCAACGGCTCGGCCTGTTCAAGTGCTGCGTGTCAGGACTCCTGATGGCATTCGTTACCTTCCGCTCTATTCGACTGTTGCCATTGCCGCATGACGATTACTAAAGAAAGCATTAACAGCCGCGTTGCAGAACTGGTTAAGCGCGAGCAAGAGTTGCGTTCTGAACTAAGCGCAGTAATTGGAGCAATTCAAGACTGCGGTTACTGGGTTGCTGTTCTTGATAAACCAGACGAGGTTGCGGGTTAACCAATGAAAAAAAGCGTGTCTTTGGCTGTTGGCCGGGGGGAAAAGCTCCCGGTCAGTAAGGGCGCTGGCCTGACGGCCAAGGGCCGGGCTAAGTACAACGCGGCCACTGGCAGCAACTTGAAGCCGCCGGCGCCTAGCCCTAAGACAGCAGCAGACAAGGGCCGGAAAGCGTCCTTTTGCGCTAGGATGTCTGGGGTAGTGGCTAAAGCCAGCGGCCCGGCAGAACGCGCTAAAGCGTCACTTAAACGGTGGAAATGTTAACCATGGGCGACACTAAAAGTATCGGCATTGCCTACCGCGATCAAGACATTGATGGTGGCTCAATCGGCACTACAACGCCAAACACGATCAAGGGTACAACGATTTATGCAACGACCGCGCTTGGGTACACCACCGCGTCGTATGGTACGGTCACACAGACGGGCAATAAGGCTGCGGGAGTAACGCTTAACGCACCTTGCGGAACAATTACCACGTCTAACGCACAAATGGCCCCTAACGCTAAAGTCGCGTTTGTGGTTACCAACAATCAAGTGTCGTTGTTGGACACGGTAGTGGTAAACATCGCGTCTGGCGCTACGGCCACTTTTGCGTATCTTATTGCTGTAGTGACGGTAACTGATGGCGCGTTTACAATTAACTT